CAATCTGCGTATGCGCGGCATCGTCTTCAAGGCTGCCGCTGCTGCGCTCTAAGGAGGAAGAACAATGCCTGAACTGAATTTTTTTGACACCTATGTGCTGATGGCGATCGTGGAAGAAATCGTTCCTCAGCAGACGTTCTTCAAGGATCGTTATTTCCCCACCGGTGCAGGTGACGTCTTTGCGTCCGACAAGGTGCTGACCGAGTACCGCAAGGGAGACCGCAAGATGGCGGCGTTTGTCTCTGCTCGCGCCGGGGACATTCCCATGGAGCGCCGCGGCTATGAAATCCATGAGTATCAGCCCGCGTTCATCGCGCCCTCCCGTCTGCTGACGCTGGACGAGCTGCGCAAGCGCGGCTTTGGTGAGGCGATCTACGCCAACAGCACCCCCGCCCAGCGTGCGGCCCAGCTGCAGCTGGACGATCTGACCGACATGGAGCGCCGCATCGTGCGCCGCGAGGAATGGATGTGCGCACAGACCATGATCAACAACGCCTGCACCATGCAGACCTACATCGACGACAAAACCGAGGGTGAGAAGCTGCATGTGCAGTTCTATGATACGGCCAGCGACCACACCTACACGGTTGCGACGAAGTGGGATGCGACCGGGGGCGATTTCTTCGGCGATGTCAAGGCAATGTGCCGCAAGCTCTCCAAGCGCGGCCTGCGTGCTGCTGATCTCGTTGTCGGCTCTGACGTGGCCGACGCGATTCTCGATATGGACAAGGTGCAGAAGCTGCTTGACCGCAATAGCGGCATCATCATCGGCACGGTCGATCAGGAACTGAGCCGCTATGACGGCGTTGTCTACATGGGCACGCTGAACTTCGGCGGCTTCAAACTGAACGTGATCTCTGTGGACGAAACCTACGTTGATGCCAGCGGCACCGAGCAGAAGTATTTCCCCGCCACCTCCGCTATGGTCACCGCTCCCGGCTGCGGCCACATGATGTATGGCCAGATCACCCAGATCGATTACGGCGCGACGGACTTTGTATCCCACGCTGCAACGCGCGTCCCCAAGTTCTCCCTGAACCAGGAGGCCGACATCCGCAAGCTGCGCCTGGGCGCTCGTCCTCTTGCCGCGCCTCATAACTACTGCCCGTACATCTACGCCGCCAACGTTGTTGGCTGATACCAGCCAGAAAGG